GAAGAAGATTCATAGGCATAGATATTAAGCAAGAATATTGTGAAAAGGCAGATAAGAAGCGATTGGCACAGGGGGTGCTGTGAAAATAGTTCTTGACAAACGCAGTTAGACGATGTATATTATGTGGTGAAATGAGCAAGGAAACAGACGAGATGCCAATTAGCATAGGGAGTGAGCGATGAAAAGGCGCAGCGTGATAAAATCATTGGTGGTATTGCCTGTGGTGGCATTGGTAGGCGCAGCGTGCAAGCCAAGGAGTTGCCCACCGTGTAGCCCACCCATACCAGAGGAACCAAAGGAAAGATATTACGCAATAATGAAAGATTTTGGAAGATACATGGAAGAGGTGGAGATACCGCACCTAAGGAGAATGGCAAAGATTTATGATGATTTTGATAAAAAAATTAAGAGGATAAATGTACGAGACAATTTGGGATAATTGTACTATTCTTGGGGATAATTGTACTACTGCTGGAAACATTTTATGGGCAGACAACACAACAGCAGGACTCCGTTATGGCTACAAGGTTGTAGAGGATATTCGGCAACCCCTTACTGAACCAGGAAAGATTTATCCCAAAGATAAATCAAAAAAAATAGAAGGAGTAGAAATGAAAAATCTTTACAATGTTTATTTGATTTATGGTGAGGACAGGAAGGCTCCTGAGATTCATCAGGTAAGGGGAGTTATTGCTTCTAGCGAGGAAGATGCGAAGATAAAAAGCGGTCTGATGCACAATATACAGGACAATTGGGATGCCGATTATCTCACGTTCATTTGCGAGAAGATTGGAGAGGTTAAGATCAAAGAAAAACCAAAAGAGGTGAAAAACGTATGAACATACTATGGTCTAGGATGGAGTCGGAGGATATAGCAGAGCTTAGGGGGATTGCCAAGATGGAGGGGCATACCTTGAGCAGCCTTGTGAGGAAGGTTCTCTGTGATTATTTATATGAGCGACAGGCTAAGAAGAAAAGAGGGAGGCAGAAGTGAACTTCAAGGATAAGCTGTTTACGACATCGGGGTTAGTATTTTTGGGTGCGTTGACAGGGCTATTGTTTCCCAAAGTGATTACTTATCTTCTTTGGCTTGCATTGCTGGCAGGGTTAGGGGGGATTACTTATTGGGTGTGGAAAGAGACTAGATAGGTTCAGGCGGGTCGCCCTTATTTCGCATAATGCGAAGTCGCTAGACCACGAGGGTAGACCCGCTTTTTTTATAGGGGGGTATTGACAAACCAATATTCTGCATCTATATTATCTAACAGTATGGTATATATATATAGCCTCCTAGAGATTGGCTTAATCTATCTAACAGGAGGCTTATCATGCCTTATGTCAGAAAAGGGAAATGTGTCTATAAAAAGACATCTTCTGGTTTAGTCAAGAAAGGCTGTAGCAGCAACGTATCGGGAGCCAAAAAATATCTACAGGTTCTCAATATGCGTCATGCTGGAGTCCCACCTAAGTCTAAAAAATAATGCCGTTCACATTCTTAGGCGAGTCTTTACAGCCAGATAAGGAGTCTAAATTGCTTATTAAAAACATTACCATGAAAACTTATGTCGATGAGGTTATTCCAGAGATTAGGTTTGGGCCAGCAAAGGCAATCTATTTTGCTAAATCAGCCTACGATCAAAAGAACGATTTTAGCATCAATGTTGGCGATGTGCAGTACAGAGTTGCTTATTCAGAACTCCAGGATTTCTTCGGTGCTTTACAAGAGCAAGCTGAAATCAAGGAATCTTTGCCAACGCTAGAGCAATCACCCGAACCTGCCGAGACAATAACCGAGGAGGAGGTTGAAATTGGCGAAGAGGAAGAGACCGAAGCCAAAGAGCCAGAAACCCCAAGAGTGGCAAAGTCTCGAAAAGCTTCCAACAGAAAGACAAAGTAAGACATTCCAATACTTCGTAGAGTCGGGATGCGATCTCTCTCAGCTTGCTAAGTGTGCGGAGAAAGCAGGGTATCCTAAACCTTATGCCAGGATGCTTGGGTTTAATGCTATAAAAGCTCATGCTTACAATCCGCTAGTTCTCGAAGCCCTCAAAAAACATAAAGTCACAATAGACAGGACGGTAGGCAAGATAAGCAAGATCATGGATGCCAAGCATCCTAACCCTAAATTTGTTGATGTTCATGGAAGAAGGGCCGATGATTCTCCCACGCAATTAAAAGCAGCACAAACATCTATCCAGCTTCTTGATATAATGCCGTCAAAAAAGGTGGATATAAGTGCTGAGGTTAAAAGCCATGAGAGAATAGAAATAAGCATGGAGACTATCGATCGGGTAAAGAAAGCAGATGCCATAATCGAGGGGGAAGTGATAGATGAATGAACTCCTGAGTCACGATCAAGGCTACAGCGATCAGAAGCATTGGAGAAAGAAAGCTGAAAACCTCTATTGGTTCTGTCATGTAGTACTTGCCGAGGTATATCCTGACAAGTTTCAGGACTTCGGGCCTCTACAGAGGCGAATTTGTGACTTCCTTGACTTGAGAAAAACACCGTCTAGGCGTAAGTTTCTTAGTGCTTTTCGTGGATCAGCTAAAACTACTTGTCTTTTAGGTTTCTTTGTATGGAATTTCTGTTGGCATGTTGCCAGGGGAAAAGCTACAAGCATGATTTACAATACAGCGACAAAGGAAAACTGCTGGAATTTCAACAATGACGTAAGATACTGTCTTCTCTGGTCTGAGAATAAGCTTCTTCACTACATTTTCCCTGAGTTACCAAGACGAGAAGAGGAATATTTATCGTTCACGAAGAATAAGGTGCGGTTAGGCCACGTGAATATCGATTTTGCTTCTCTTGAAGAGACTCTTGTTAGTCGGCATCATCCTGTTTGGGTTAATGATGACCTTGAAAACGATAAAAATACCAAATACAAGTCCTCAAGGCAGTCTTTAGTGGATTCATGGAAATTTCAGAAAGCGATCCTGACGAAATCCAGAAAAAAGGGCATAGGTTTAGAGATAGACACAGGTACTCCTTTCCATTATGATGGCCTGGTATGGAGAATCAGGAATTTAAACACCTATGATAACCTAGAAATTCCCTGTTACGTTTATAAAGGTGAACCGTGCCATGAATATAGAGAAGGCGTAGAGTCTGCTTGGCCTGAATTTTACGGTGTAGAGGACTTTGAAGAGAAAAGGGAAGACATGGGCCACCACATTTTTGCCTCGCAATATCTCCTAAAAGCTGTTTCCGAAAGGGATGCTCTTTGTAAAGAAGCTTGGATTGTCACGTGGTCTTTGGAGAAGGGGTTGCCTCAGAACACATGGAGAACCATGGTTATTGATGCAGGAGGGCTAGACCCAACAAAGGATGATGCCACAGGAATAACCATTGTGGATACCGATGAGAAAGGTGATATGTATGAGGTTCATAGCGAGGAGTTTTGGGGAACATCCGTAGAGCTTCTGAATAAGATAACATCACTACAGGAAGTTTTTAAACCAGACGACACCAGAATTGAGAAAGACAAATACGCCATAACAATAGCAGACTTGCTTTGGCACAAAGCACCACTCTACAACATAAGCTTCGTAGAACATGAGGGTAGACCGAAGGGGTATAAGAAAGGCGAGATACAATGGCAAGGAAGGATATGGAAGCTTCAGACCTGGTTCGAGAAAGGCAGGTTTTATTTCCATCCGACCAACAGACTTCTCTCTAGCCGAGTGCTTGTATATCCTTTCGGAGAGAGGGACGACCTTGAAGACAGCCTTGCTTACCATCTCGATATTCGCAGAATCCCTCCGCCTTACAAAAAACCAAGGTTCCAGCCAAACATAGAACAGTCTTTTGAAGAGGAATACGAGAAGTTTGTAAAAGGGCTTGGAACTGAGGATAGTCATAAATATTACGATTCCATGTATTAGGAGAGGTTATGTTTAAGCTAGAGAGAATCAAGGCACTTACGGAAGAGATAGCCAAGGCAAATATTCTACTCAATAAGAACAACGAGCTTTTTGAGCAGATGGCTATATACCAGAAAGAAGTGCTGGAGGAACTTAAAAGAATAGCCAATCTTGAGACTGAGTTCATTGAGAGGCTTACACAACACCTTGCTTTCGATATGAAAATGAAAAAAGAGGAAGAGGAAGCGAGAATAAGGAGAGAGATGGCAATAAGGCCTACCCCTTACGACCTGAAATACTAGGAGGCTTAAATGGCGAGGAAAGAGTCTGATTATATAGACCCTAAGATTCTCCCCGATGATGAGAGAGCCGAAATAACAGAGCGAATAAATAAAGCTGCAAGAGGACATCCTGTTGTCAAGGTTCATCATGGAACATGGAAAGAACTGATAGCATGGGGAGACAAGGGTGAGCAATTCTCAGAGTACGATGATGAAACGGGGAAAGTAGGTTCAATTATCCATAAATTCAGAAGAAGGAAAAAAACTGTTGTTATTAACCTGATGAAGCCTTTGGGGGAAGCGATAGAGGGTAAGATCAATATGTTTTACAGGGTTAATGGGTTTCCAAACTCAAGTGAACAGAAAGATATAGAAGGCTCTAAAGTTGCCACTAAAATCCATGAAAACATTGACTACACGAACAGAATAGAGCTTCTAAACGATGAACTCAAATACGACCTGAAGACAACAGGGAACGCTTACAGAAAATGGATATGGGACAAGGACATGGTGGTAGCTGGTGAGGATGGCGAACTAAATGGGGAGATAGTAGGATCGGTTCCTTCGATATTCAATATTCGACCTGATCCTACAGCCAGAACAAGAGAGGATATGCGATGGCTTGTAGAGATAGCCGAGGTTCCTGAAGATCAATTATTAACAAAATTTAAAATAACAAAAGAAAAGCTGAAAACAGCAATAGAAGAAAGGAAGAAAAAAGGAGAGAGTCCATTACGAAATAAGTATATTGGGATGAATGAGCCTATTGAAGAAAAAGAAAAAGAAGAACCAACTAAAATCATCGCCTATTATTGGGAAAAAGCGAGCGATAAATACAAGGAAGGAAGACACATAATAACGCTGGTCGACACGAACCTTGTTTTTTGGGCAAAGAAAAATCCAGCTTTAGGAGAAATTCCATACTTTCCATACGGATACAAGAGACAGGGAAATTCAATATGGCACTCTGGCCCATACCATCACGTTCAGAACATTCAGAGAGAGATCAACAGAATGGTCAGTATTATTTCAGAACACCTTGAAGGATGGAGAGCTAAAATGCTTGTCCCTGAAGGTTCATTAATCAAGGCAGGTTCTTTTACGACTGATTCTTTTG